TACGGAAACGCCAAGAATTTGGCGCAGTTCTGCGGCTGTGACTATTTGTGGCATTTCCGTTCCCTTCTACTGCTCGACCACATCCGGGAGCGGCTGTGGTCGATGATTAGTTATTAGCTGATGACTAGTAATCCGCCAGCTGCAATCTTTGTGGCGCATGCACCATAAGAGTTCAATGAGACTTCAACTGTTCCGTCAGATGGCTTATTGACATCAAGACGATAGTTTCCGCTCTCATACCATGTGAATGCATCTGGCTGAAGAACGACCATTGAATCATCGCCTTGTCCAGTAAATTCACCAGAGTTATCAACGTAGAAATTCAAGCCAAGGACTGCTCCGCGTTGTGATTGTCCATTGACTTGACCAGCTTGATTTGATGGCTGATAAGCATTAAACAGCGGAATTCCGCTTGAATTGTAGCCCATGATATTTGTCCATTGTGCTGGCGATACCAAGATGTTTTGTGCAAAGCGTTGTGTGCCTGCATAAACGGCTGCATTTGCGCGGCTGACGTATCCAATCAATCCCGCAGCTGTGTTAGCTGTTGAAGTTCCATCAGCTACTGCATCTGTCTTGATTTGATCTGCGACATATTTATTCTGAGCAAAGGCCATTGATGCGCCCATGATTCGAACAAGCTCGTTAAAGAAATCCGGTGAGCTGCGCTCAATGATTTCTGTGGTCAGAATGTTGCGACCTGCAAAGCGTGTGATTGGAACAGAAATGAAGCTTGACTCAATTCCTGTGTTTGTTACTGCGCCGCCTTCTGCAACCGGATTAACAACGGCAATCTGAGAAATCTTTGGGATTTCAAACTGAAGTCCAGAGTCCGGCAATGTGCCTCTTGAAATCGCATCAATTGCGCCTCTTGTTCCGTTGCTTAATCCGTTAATTACTTCAGCGAGCTGACGTGTCGGATTGAAAGCTGGGTTAGTAGTTCCAAGGTCGTCGTTAGCTGCTGCAACGTAGAGTGCTGACTCTGACATTGGATTCAGTTTTGCCTTGATTGAGTGTTCCATCCATGTGCCAAGATTGACAATTGGTGATCGTGGTGAAGTGAAATATGGTGCTGGCTTGTTAGCATGCACGACGTTCGCTGAAGCCTCTACCGATTCAACGGCTGGTGCTTCTGTTTTTTCGGTAGTGGTATCCACTGCGTCTCCTTCGGTTGGTGTTTCTTCTGGTATGACTTCGGTAGTCGCTGCGACATGACTGACGCGAGCTTCATCGAATGCTGGGTTGTGTGTTAGTGCGACTCCGACCAAAGTCGCTGAATTGACGACCATTGTGCCGTCCTCATTAAATCCATGGTCTGCGACATTTGCTTCAACTGAGAATCCATCGCGAAGTCCATCCATCGCTTCTTGGATTGCATCTGTTCCGGCTGTGGTCTTTGAAATCTTAAATGTGGCACTGATTGACTTGCCATCTGGTGCAAGCTCCATTGATAGCGTCTTTCCAATTGGTCGCTTTGAATCGTGTTCCAGATTTAGCTTGACCGATGCTGGAATCAATGAACCGGATTTGAATAATACTTTTCCGGTCGATGCATTTGCTGGCGTATCGAATTGCACAATTTGGCCGGTGATAGTGCGTTCTTCTGAATCGGCCGCTGTGATTGTGAATGGTGTTAATACCTTCATCGGATCATCTCCTCTTGAATTCGGATTTCTTCTGCACTCAATGCGCCGACGCGATTGAGAATTTCATATATCTGGGCTCGCTCTAAAGCTGAGCCGCGCAAGTAGTCGTCTAACGCGTACTCCACGCGCTGCGTTGATGGGACGAAATCTGGCATTGAGAGCCGTTCGGTTACGCTGTTCATCAGCGGAATTAAAGAGAAATCTAAAAGGGTTTGACGTGTCGTTTGAGCGTTGCTGTACGTCATGCTTGAGCCCGTATCCGCATCAATGAAGTAGGCCGGAATTCCTAAAGCCCGGGCCAATTCGGTGGCAATGTACGAACGGGCAGCTGACAGCTGTAATTTTTCGGGATCGAAGCCCAAAGTTTCCAAAGTGATGTCACTGTTCAAGAATGCCGTCGTGCGATTTCTACGACTTGCACCCCAAGCCTCTAAAAGTTTTGCAATGCGATCTGCTGGCAATGCAGTTCCAGTTGATTTCAATACCATTTGCGGAACGGGCTCACGCGCATAAAGAGCAGCCGCACGTTCTAATTCCGCGCCAGTTCTTATTGTCATACCAGCTCGGTTGAGCAACCCTTCATCATTTCCGTAGAACACGACTAAACTTCCAACGCCGGAAAGCGGAAGCGGTGTATGACCATCGATTGAATACGATTCAATTTCTGTTGAATCTGAATTTGTGTTGATAGTTACACGATCTGGCGAAATTCTTTGAACACTTCGAACGCGCTGCGTATCGGCGAACAATTCTGTAATTTGCCAATAGGCGTAGCCATGGAATAACAAATCTTCTAGCGTCCAGACGTATGTCGCAACGCCGGGAATGCGTGGGTCTGGTGTGCGAATAACACGCGGCACATCAACATCGAGCCCAGTAACACGATCACGCACCTCGAGGCTGATACTGGCGATACTGGAGCAAATAATTCCTCTGCCGCGAGCGATTGCTGGGACGCTCATGGCCTCTTGACGTGTAGCTGTACGATTACCGCGAAAGAATGGCGAGAGTGAATCTAGTGTCGTTACTGGAGCAAGAGATGCAGAGACATCGTATGTCAGCTCTGTGACGGATGATGTTTTGACAAATAAGTCTCTGAATCCCATGCAAGAATTTTCCCACGCTGAAAGCATTACCCAACGAGAATGTCAATCTCCGTCTCTGGGCGTGTCGCAAAGTGTGAAACGAGAGCTGTGGCAACGCAAGCCGGAATTGCCGACTGACTGGCACGTCTGCCCAATACCCAGCCACCATCGCCGCGACGCAATTGAACAGCTGAGAGCATTTGTGTAGTTAATTCAGATTGGCCTCGATGCTTAAGACGCCCAGAGTTTATTGCTCCCAGCATCTCATCGCAGCTTTGCGGGTAATCCGAATCCATGTCATAAATTGGGATACCGGCCGGCTGCATTCTCGCCGCAACCGCGCCAGATGTTCGGCGTGAGTAAAGCAGATGCTCAATCGGATATTCGCGGCAGTATTTAGCTGCATCGTTGGCAATCTCACGATCATCAAGCTGCACTGAGTTTTCCCAAGTGTGAAGCAACTTGACGATGAATTTCTCATCGCCTAATTTCTGAGCGGCCACCAATGCAGCAAATCTACGATCCGGTGAGCAGTCGATAGCCATCCACGTCAGCTTCTCTGGGTCAAGGTCAATCTCCTCATCAAGACACTCATTCCACTCAGCTGAGCCGACGACGCTGGAGATAGTCTGAACCCATCGGCACAACACTTCCGTCATGACCACTTCAATTGGGTCATTGAATACGGCCTTTATATTGTCTGGGTGAATTGTTATTCCAAGGCCGGGATTGGCGAAAGCTGCATTCTCAATCGATAAGACTTCTGTGGGAGACGACCACTCGAAATATCCAATGTCATCAACTGCTCCGGCCGCAGCTGCCATGCCACGCTCTTTCAGCAAATTCAGCACAACGGAATGACTATCGCCAGCATTGCTGAAACAATTGACTTGAGGATTCTTGGCCGCCATCAAGGTATATCGCAAAGCTGCAAATGAATCCAAGTCTTTCATTTCACGTAGCTCATCCAGATGCACAACCTCTGGCTTGCTCAATCCGCGAGCTGCGGAACCGCCAGCTTTGATAACGAATCTGTTACCAGTCAAGGTTTCGATTTCTTCGGCTCCATGTTGCCATCTGATTCGCTTGACTTGCTTTGCCAAATCGTCGTGAGCCTCAATGATGGCCACCAGCGATCTAAACTGCTCCAGCGATGTGACCAATCTATGAGCTGAGCCGACTTGCAATGACTCATCCCAGTGGAATAAACCCATGGCGATACGGGCGAGCATGTAAGTCGATTTCCCATTTTGGCGGGCGACTGTGGCCACTGTGATGGGATGGAAGTAGCGGCCGTCCGGCTTCAGCTTGAGCGATTGAACCGCCAGCCATTTCTGCCACGGCATAAACCCGCCATCGATAATCTGGTCAGCAAAGTCAATCAATTCAAAGCCCCTAGACGGCAAATCATTGAGCGGCGTGTGGATTCGAGGCACTTCATGCCCAAAGACCTGAGCTGATTCCGGCTCTGAAACCGATGTGAGCCGATTTGAGACTAGTTCGTCCTGTTCGTGACCAACTATGGTCAATGATGGCTTAATCATGACTTAGTGACACGTTTTTGGGTATATCTTGCCCATGGAGAGTCGGGGGT